AAGTCAGCCCGGCGCTCCAGGGTCTGTGCGCTGCAGACTTGGATCTTCTCGTAGGGGCGGTGTCTCCAGTGCCCCGATTGCATGACGCCATGAGGGATGTTGTACTTGGAAAGGCGTGTGCTGGTCTGGTTAACCAACACAATCCGGTCCAACACCATTGCCACCTTGATGCCCCGCTTGGCGTGTTCGGACATAACGTGCATGGCTACTTCTGTTTTGCCAAATCCTGTTGCGGCATAAAGTAGCTGACAACGATGACCCGCTTTGAATCCTTCTTCAATTTTTTCAATCACATCCCGCTGATGAGGCCTAAGATTTAACTCAGACATGCTTGAACCTTTTGTGGTTTACGACCTTGGAAATAGTCTGCCGTGCAACTCCAAATTCTTCAGCAAGTGTTTTTTGTAAAACGCCTTGACGATACCTCTCCCTGATAGTTCCAATCTGCGATTCGTGAAGCTTTGCCGCTGGGTGAACAGATCCGACAACATGAGGGTTGCGAGGTGGCAGGCTGTTCCGATGCTTGTGCATCATGTCCCGAGTATTGTCTTTGTGCGTACCTAAAAACAAATGCTCAGGATTGCAGCAAGATGGCGTATCGCATTCATGGCATACCAGCATACCGCTCGGAATTTCCCCGCAAAAATGCCGGTATGTAATGCGATGAGCGCGATCATTTGGCTCGCCTCGCCTTCCAGTTCCAACGATGCCATAACCAGCTTCGTTGACTGCGCCCATAAAAATCCAGCATCCTGAAAAAGGAATACGGACAACTTTCTCTAGCGTTCTATCAATTGCTAATTTCATGTTCTCTCCTACTGGGAAACCGCCCAGCTTCGGTATTTACTTCTCTGCGCGTTTCTTCCAGTAGTTGATCTGCTTCAGCATTTCGGCGTTCTTGGACATGAACTCATTCCGACTTTGGGTCATTGAATGGAGCTGTGCCTCAAGGTCTTTAACCTGCTCACGCAACATCGTGATCGTGTCTTGCACCTCCTGCTTTGCCTCTTCGGAAACAGGCATCGACTTAACTGCAAGCATATCTTTGAGCCGAGTATTCTCTTCCGAGATCACACCAAATTCTGTAGCCAGCTCATTGATTTTTTCTTCCTCGTTTGGTTCTTCATAGTCAGGCTCTACTGGCTGGGCGACCGGCTTGCGTCCAATACTTGCGGTATCGCGGCGCTTGCCATCTTTGCCGATGGTGGAGGTTTTCTCCAGGCCAAGAGCTTTACGTACACGCCCAACAGTCATGGCACTTACATCGCAAACTTCAGCAATCTGCCTGTCAGACAATTCTCCAAGCTCAATGTCTTCGATAGCCATCTGAACAACGTAGCGCCCCTCTTCTGGGCTGCGCGGCTTTCCGTGGGTAGAGTTGGCCTTGAGTGATGCAATGAATGCATCACGCTTGGTTCCTTTTTTAACGTCCGACAGAATGTCTTTGTAACCGGCCTTTGTGTGAGCGTGGACACGATGGAAGCCGTCAGAGAGCCAGTAATGCTTACCGTCAAAATACAAATCGACTGCTGGAAATTGCTTCCCGTCCAATAACTGATCTTTGTAGTGCTGGACAAGGTTGTCATCCAGCTCTTTGCGGGGCTGCGTTCCACCATCAAGGCGGATTTTCTCCAAGGAGATTTTTTCAGTCATTTTTTTCCTTCAATAATTTTCTTACTTGGACCATTGCATCTTTGAGGTCGCCTTGCAATTGCTTGATGGCCTCATGCTGCTCTTGCATCCGAACGTAAGATTGTTCTGCGAACTTAAACAGGTTGCTGTGGCTCCAGGCGGCAAAGTTGGGGATGTTGTTCATGCACGAGGGTTGCGGTAAGGGGATTGGGTGATGGGTCGAACGTGCCGCTCATAAAGAATAGGTAGGGATGGTTCATCAAAAAACACTCGATCCCTCAATTCTGAAGCGGTAGCGTTGAAGCATTCGGGGTGCATATTATGCAGCTCTTGGATGTAATTTTCCAGTGCAACATTGGGTGTTGCTGTATACATTTTGTCCTTACGAACCTTACTAAGGTCGCGCAGTCGGATGCGTTGTTGTTCATCAAGTAATGCATAGGTCATTCTGTTTCCTTTGGGTTGGGTCGTGGGCAATGGGCTGGCGGTATTACTACACACCAAATGGATTCGCTGTTTACGTACTGGTTGGCTTCGGTCCACCGGTCAATGTAGGCATCAGGCATCTTGTAAATCGCATCGTAAAGCGAGTCGTAGGGTGCTTGTAGCATCTCGCAAAGCTCCTTCAGTGTCATGCCGTCCGGCTCTTCACGCAGCAGTTTGCGCATCTTTGTGGACCATGAAGGTTTGGTCATTTATCACCCCTTGCTCGGATGCGCTTTGCTAAATCCGCGCCATCAGGTTCAGGGGCCTCCTCGCACACCTTTGCACAAGCCTCACATTCCTCGGTAGCACCAATTTCTTTGAGTCTGTCGCAAAGGGCATGAAAGGCCACAACGTTGAAGTCGCTGTCCAAAACGGAAGGCTTGCACAGGTGCATTAAAGCAATTTTGACGTGTTGTTCGGTCATTTGTTGCCCCTTGCTCGGATGGCTGTGGCGCAGTCGTTAACGGCTGCTTTTGTCCAAGATGTATTTGCCGCTGCGTAGCTTTCACACACCTTCGCACAAGCCTCACGCTCCCATTCAATTGCAGCTTGCAAACCTTTTTCTACCGCCTGTACTACCGCATTCTCACAAGACTGGCGTTCATCAGCTCGAATAAGAGCAATGAGTTTTTTTGTAGCCTCATGTGCATTTCCTACTCGACTAGTTGGGCCTAACAACCCCGCTTTTTCAGAAAGTTCAATGTCTCGTTGGTTCATGGTGTGTTCTTCTCCTTGAGCCATTGCTGGATGCGTTGAAATGCCACCAAGTAGTTCCCATCTTCAGCCAGTCGTGCGGATTCTGTAAATTGCTCATCCGTCAGCCCTACCCACGGACGCTGTGGTGCGGGTGGGAAATCTTGAATAACCGTGTGGCAGTTAACTCGGTGACAGGTTTTCAGACCAGTAATTTGGTTATTCCACACCTGGCGGTTGTTTCCGCATTTTGGGCAGTCAGGCTCGCTGGGTGCGTCACCAAACAACCGACGCAAATCGCTACGCCACCAAAACGCGCCCTTCTTTTTTGGGTGCGGCTGCTCAAACCAAACCCCATCCCATTCGCCGGAGCCGTAGAGGAAGTTGAGCATTGCAAGCTGCTCATCCGTCAGCGGCTTTGCTACCGGCTCGCTGACTGGATGTGCTTTTAATACTTCTCTCACTTGTTTGTTGTAGCTATACATTATCTGTTTACTTCAATATTTGCGTTTGGATGTGCAACGCAAGCCTCAAGATACTTTGCAACAAATGGAACAAAGTGCTCATAAATACCCCAACCATTAGGGCTGTTGAATGCCTTAAACTTTTCTGGGTTTGCGGTTAGCAGAGCCAACCCTTTTGTCAATGGCTCAATAAGATCGCTGGCCTGATAATAGCCCTCTTCTTCTGGTCGCCATAGTGCTTGATAGATTCCAGCTTCGGACGCCATCTTGCCAAGGTTATGGGTAATGTTTGCGCTGTAAACGCTTTTACTCAAAGTAACGTCTAAGCTCATGTGTTCCCCCTTGCTCGGATGGCTGTGGCCGCTTCTTCAATTTGCACTGTTCTTCTCCTTGAGTTTGGCTACCATCTCTTTTGCGTGTTGCATTCCGTAAGGGGTTAAAGGTGTGTCCCAACATTCTTGAATCTCATCATCCGTCAGCCCTACCCACGGGCGCTGTTTCTTGCCGTCAAGAAGTCCACTCATGTAGGCGATGGTGAGTTCGTCAGGCTCCGGCTCTTGCGCTGGCTGTGCTAGGGCTTCTTTGATGATTGCAATCATGTGATTCGCTCGGTTTTTTACCCAGCGCTCAAATTCGTCAGGCGATGCCAATTCTTTCCACTTCCGCCAATCTGCATTAGTGAATCCTTCCGCTGTTTCCAATGCCAACTTCAATGCTTCTTCTTTAGTCAAAATTCTTCTCCTTAAGTTTGCCTGTACCGAATAGTAAGAACCAGTCTTGGAATACGTCAGCGGGTCTACAGGCTAAATAAATACCTCGTGAATCACGCACCTTGGAGATGGCAGATACAACGTCTTTCCAATCATCCCTGTTCATGCCGCCAAAGGGCGTCCCCTGCATAGGCTCCAGCGCTGGCTGTGCTAGGGCTTCTTCGATGGCGGTGATGGCTTCGTCAATAAGCGCATCTTCTTCTGTGCTTGTTTCAGCATGGATGTACGTCAACGCCTCAAGCGCCAGCTTCAATGCTTCTTCTTTAGTCAAAATTCTTCTCCTTGAGTTTGGCTTCAATGGCTCTCATCATTTCCATATAGGCATACCTATTCCAAAGCGCTTGCATCTCCTCATCCGTCAGCCCTACCCACGGGCGTTGGGGTGGGGTGGTGTAGAGGGGAGTTACATCTTTGTAGATGACTAAATCCCGTGGTGGCTGTGCTTTCTTGTCATCGTCGGGGTATTTTTTATCCCAAGACCCGTTTGCCTTGGCTCCCGCAATAATTGCTTCAAGTGTTTCGTCTTTGTTTACCACGGCGCGTCCTCATAGTTGTCAGGGTTAGGTTTAAGCGGCGGTGCTTTGGTGGGCACCGGCCTCGGGAATGGCGGGAAAGGCCAAGTCATGTCTAGTCCTTTAGGTGTTTGTCTATCTCTTTGTACGTATCAGCGTACATTCGTGCCCAATCTTCGGGGGATACCCCAGCTTTGCGTCCGGCTTCGCTCACCTCAACCATCGCCCGAAAAAACTTGAGGCGCTCGTCGTCGGGTAACGCCTTGACTGCATCTTGTAATGTCATGTCAAACCCTCCGCTTTCATAGCTTTGTCCAGCACTTCGGTTTGGTACTCCGCTTGTCGTGTGGCGTCTTTCCAAAACTGGATTAGGGCGCGGTGTTGCACATGCCATACAAGCTTGCGAACCTCGGGCGTAAGTTCTACTCCCAAACCTGCGGCGATTGTTTCTATTTCTTTATTTACCACGGTGCGTCCTCGTAGTTGTCAGGGTTGGGTTTAAGTGGCGGTGCTTTGGTGGGCACCGGCCTCGGGTATGGCGGGAAAGGCCAAGTCATTCTTGCACCCCCCCTTGTTTCAGTGCGTTGCTCATCTCTGCATCGTAGTCGGCCTCTGCTTCCTGCCAGGCTAAGACAAGTTCGTCAGACCACATCAGGTTATGTTTGCCGATAAAGTCACTGATCGCAATACCAAGCTTCTCAATCGAGGTAAGCTCATTGCCAAGCGTCCAGCATGGGCAAGGACTACCAACAACCTGCGGTCTGCCGCAGTGTCCACAGTTATATAGGGATGCAGTCATTCTTCTTCTCCTAGTACAAGGTCTTCAGGGTGCGGTACGTTGTCATGCGTGATAACCCCCGCCATCACGGGCAGATCACGCTTGCAAACAGGGCAGTAGAACGTCTCGCGCTTAATGCCGTTGGCTACTGCCATGTTGTGAAATTGTTGCTCTAAGCTGCTCATCGTCTTTCCTCCGAAGGTACAAATTTAAACGCTTTGTTTGCATTGATAAGCCCATACGGGCTAGCGGTAAAGTTATGACCCTTGTAACAGTCGTAACAGTATTGGGTAGGCGACTTGATGTCGCACTTGCACTTGCGGCAAAACTTCCACGGCTTGCGCTTGATGGCTTTCTCTCGCTCTTCTGGCGTCATCAGTGGTTCCTCGTAAATTCACGCACTATGGCTCGTGCAGCTTCATCTCGTTCAAAAGAATCGTTTAGGGGCAAGCTCTTTGGCTGTGCCATTGCGTTCACCGCCTTGTCTACGCTGGACTGAGCCTGCTTTTGCATGCCGTCAACAAACCCGCGCTCATAGTCTGGGCCTTGCTTTAATATAAAA